TTCTTTGAAAATCTTATAAAGAAGATACTGCAAGATAGAGAAGAACATCCTGAACTATATGATTATTAAATAAAAAAATCACCGAACGCTCAAACTTGGCGGAATGAGTTCTGTGATTAAGGGGAAAGAAGGTTAATACCTTCAATATAGTGCATTAATAGAGGACTCAGATACTCAGATACCCTCAGTACGACCTGAAGAACCTCACCTCTTTGCATATATAAATATATAAGATTTAACTAAAAAAAGCAATTTTATAGATGTTAAAGATTTATTAAAAATCACAAATAAACAAAAAAAACAACATAGGATACCTATGATGTGTAGTTAATGGAATAAAGGAGCTTTATGCAGACATTTTTCAATAAGACAAATATTTATGATGATCTACAGTCTGTCCTCAGTATCAGCGAGTGGTTGCGTGCTATCGCTGGAGAGTTGGTGGTTGATGCTACTGTTTCATCTTTGGGTTACAGCAAATTCTTCCATCAGTTAGAAGAGTTTGAATTAAGTAGAGCAGGCAAGCGAACCCAGACAATCAATATTCAAGCAAAATCTTTAGAAGTATTATTACCAGCATCCTTGGTAGATGTAGAGCAGTGTGTCCGCATTCTCATGTCTGAATTATTTGGTGCTGAGAGACCTTTGCCTTATGCGGCTTGGGTAGAAACAAGAGGCAAGGGACGTTATTTACAGATCCTTGTTTCTGAACGTTACTACAGTGAAGAGCCTATTGTTTATGAAGATTTTTGGAAGTCTGATAGATTTCAAAATAAAGTAACTGGCAGATTGTGCAAAGCAGATGATCCTCAAGCTAGAAGAATTGTAAAGGCAGGTGATCTCCGTAAGACATGGACATCACACTTCAGCTTAAAGAGCCGTCTCTTTACGGCAGATGGATATGCTAGAAAGCGTTCTACCAGAAAAGAGAGAATTGGCTTTGATAGATTGCTAAGCCATATACGTCAGTGCATTGCTGCAGCATTTGTTAAATTGAAGATTCAGTTTAACAAAACATTCCTACTTCCAAAGCTGAAACGTCATGATTGGCTCAATAAGTATCAGAACATCAATCTAACCAGGATAAATTCAGCCATACAACATATAGAACAGGAACTGCAGATGGAGTGGATTGCACTGAGAGATGGATATTTCCTACAAGAAGGGAAGGTATACGACCGATTCATGGCATTAGCAAAACGGTATGCAAATAAGGTGAAACAAGGATTCTCAAATCATCCTATTGATGGTGGCAGAAAGAAGATAAAACTATCTTTCTCAATATTCATGAATGTTATCCGGGTACAGGAAAACATAGATACCGTCATAGAAGATTTTGATAAAGAAATAGAAGAGTTCCGGATGAAATATCGGTATGGAATCTAAGGAGAAGAGAAAAATGGATGAGATGTTGATCAAAGAGTATGACGATGTTCTTAAAAAAGTACATTCTGAATGGAAAGCATTGCCGGAATCACGAAAAAAAGAAACACTATCGCAGATTATTACCATGATGTTGAACGTACAAACAAAATTACATGTTTATTGGCAATTTGAACAAAATATGGAGGGCTAGTTTATGATCACAGCAATACTTAACATCAAAGGCGGTTGTTCCAAAACATTGTCAGCTGAAATGCTCGCAAGGGGATATGCCAAAGAAGGAAGAAAGACATTAGTAGTAGATGCGGATGGACAAGGGGATATTACTTCTTCTTTAATGCCACACATCAATTTTGATCAACCTGAAAATGTTGTTGGGGGCGACACCGTAGGCGTACATAGTAAGCCCCCAGAGAAAGGAACAATCGTAGATTACTTAAAAGGAAATAAGAAGATTGAAGATTGTATCTGGAAAACGGATGTTGAAAATCTAGACTTAATTCCTTCAAGCATGGATTTATTCACTGTAATCTATGAAATGCAGGGAAGAGGTGGCGCTGATTTCTTGTTGGGAAATGCATTAAAGGGATTGGACTATGATGAGATCATCATTGATAACAATCCATCAATCAATAAAATGACGTATAACTCCATCTATGCGGCAGATGTGATCATCTGTCCAACGAATATAAGCGAGAAGACATTGAAGGGAGTCATGAACACACGTTCTGTATGTGTGCAGGCTTTAGAGGCTCTTCCATTTAGTAAGCCGCTAAACTTCAAGATCGTTCTTACGATGATGACACGAAACAACAACTGTAAAGAAGGTGCAAAACAGTTAAGAGCAGCATTTGGAAAGGATGTATTTGATACACAGATCAGATTCCAACAGAAACCAGTGCAGGATGCAGAGTTTAGTAAAAAGTCTCTATTAGACATGAAAGCTGGTGTAGCTGAAGACTATCGTAATCTTGCCAAGGAAGTTATTGAAAAGGAGGAACACCATTAATGAAAAACTTAGATTTAGGAAAGATGTTTGGGGACAGCAATCAGGAGATGCAGAAGGCTGCAGTGTTAAAAGTGTACCTGGTCAAACTGGAAGATATTTTCCCATCTGAAGAAAATCCTTATGAAGTTGAAGAGGAGTCCGTGCAACGATTAGCAGAAAACATTGAACAATACGGACTGTTCCAGGCACTTACTGCACAGAAAGAAGGCACAGAAATTAGATTGATTTCTGGGGAACGGAGATATACAGCTTTG